GGAGTTCGTTTGCCAATGTTGTAATATATATTGAAAATATTATCGTGTGGGTACATACTCTTACGTTGGTGTGAAATGCTTTTTGCTATTTGAAAAGTTTACTAATCTTTTTTCTTATTGCACTTAAGGCTATACTTTGGTCATGACTTACCGTCATCCCTATACCACTACTTTTTATAACGGCTACACTTTGATTAGTGTTATAATCGTAAAAAGTTACTGTTATATATGTATGTCCTCCATCCCACTTTTCAGATGTGACGTGAATATTTGGTGAGAGAATACTATCCGAACACTCAAAAATTTTCAAAGTATTAGAGGGCGATAAAACTGTTAGATTGGTTTCTGCTATCTGATTTTGAACAGACATAACTACGTCATCCAATTCTCTATCTCCAGATGTTTCTTTTCCGAAAATGACATACTTGTACTTACTAATGTTTGCATCATTAGATAGAACAATCTTTCCTGAAGCACAAGATGTCATTAGTGCTATCATAGCGGCTATAGATATAATATGAATTATAAATTTTTGCTTCATTTCCTTTTATGCCAATGGCTCTTTTAGTTCCAATTGAACCGTTATTTATGCAGAAGCGTGGAACTGCAAATGCCACGTTCTGAATTGGAGGTCGTAGGAAACCT